ACCCTCGTCAGAGTGCAGAAGTGTACGAACGCGGGCGGCGTCGAGCCCGTGGGCAAGGTTGATGTGCAACTGTTGGTGGATCAAGTCACCGAAGACGGCCAGACAATCCCGCACGGCACCGTGTTTAATGCGCCTTATCTGCGGGTGCAGGGCGGCGCAAATGCAGTGATCCTAGACCCGCAGCCCGGCGATATCGGCCTGTGTGTCTTTGCGATGCGTGATATTTCCTCGGTGAAGAGTGACCCGGACGCGGCCCGCAATCGCGCGCCAGTGCCCGGCGCTCCGCCCGGATCAAAGCGTACCTACAGCTATTCGGACGCGCTCTATGTTGGCGGCATGCTCAACGCTGCGCCCACGCAATACGTGCAATTTACTGACGCGGGTATCGTGGTGAAGTCTCCGCAAGCAATCACTCTGCAAGCGCCTGCGATCACGCTAGACGGCGATGTACACGTCACCGGCACAACGACGATGGACGGAGCGGCCACCGGGCAAGGCACGAATGTACACACCCACACGCACAGCGGCGTTACGCCCGGCGGTGGCAACACAGGGCCGCCAGTATGAAAACGCTTTTACTCGATATCACGCGATGGGATTTACTGACGGATGCGGCGGGCAACATCGCCGCAGCGGAAGCGCCCTACGAACAAGCGCAGGATGTGGCAAGCGCGCTGCGCACTTTCTTGGGTGAAGTCTGGTACGACACCACGCTAGGCATTCCGTACTTCCAGCAAATTCTAGGACACACGCCGCCCGTGACACTCTTCCAAGAGCTGATGGTACAGGCTGCAAAGACGGTGCCCGGCGTGGTCTCGGGCGAGTGTACAATACAGGCGTTCGAGGATCGCCGCGTAAATGGGCAAGTGACTTTTACGACTGACGACGGGCAAACGGGTACGGTGGCACTACAATGAGCACGAATGTTCCGCAAGTTGACTTCGCACCGGAAGGGCTCATCGTTCCGCAAGAGTCTGAGATTTTGGCCGGCGTGCAGGAAGACTATAACGAGGCTTTCGGCGGCAATCTCAACCCGGCATTGAACACGCCGCAGGGTCAGCTTGCGAGTAGCACAGCGGCCGTGATTGCAAACGCTAACGCTGCGCTCGCCGAGTTCGTCAACCAAGTGAACCCCGACACAGCGGACGGGTTCATGCAGGATGCAATCGCGCGTATCTATTTTCTTGAGCGCTCCCCCGGTGCGCCAACCAACGTTGCGTGTCAGTGCGTGGGCGCATTCGGCACAGTGATACCCGTAGGCGCGCAGGCGCAAGACACTAGCGGCAACCGCTACATTTGCACGGACGGCGGTACTATCCCGGTGTCGGGGACAATCACGCTCAACTTCGCCAATGTTTTGAATGGGCCTATTGCTTGCCCGGCCAACACGCTGACGACTATATACAAAGCTATTCCGGGTTGGGACACAATCAACAACGCGGCTGATGGGATTCTCGGGCGTGATGTTGAGACGCGCGCAGAGTTTGAATTCCGCCGTGCCAACAGCGTTGCAGTCAATGCCCACGGATCGAAGGAAGCGATTTACGGCGCGGTGTTTGAAGTGGCCGACGTTCTCGACGTGTTTGTCACTGAGAATGTCACCGACGCAGTGGTCAACTACGGCGCGACCAACTACCCGCTTGCGCCGCACTCCGTCTATGTCGGTGTGGTGGGTGGAGCCGCGCAGGATATCGGGGACGCGATCTACACTAAAAAGGATTTGGGTTGCAATATGAACGGCAACACTACTGTTACCGTTTTTGATACGAGCTATACGCCGCCGTATCCTTCCTATCAAATCAAGTTCAACCGGCCGGACCCGCTGCCTATCCTGTTTGAAGTGCAGCTTGCGAATAGCGCCGCGTTGCCGGCCAACATTGTGCAGCTCGTGAAGGATGCAATTATCGCATCCTTTAACGGGCTCGATGGCTCGCCGCGCGTGCGCATCGGCGGCCTGATTCTCGCTTCCAAGTTCTATACGCCCGTTTCTGCAATCGGCCCCGAGGTATCCATTCTCTCGATTCTCATAGGCACGGTGACGCCTACTCTCAACTCAGTGACCGCCGGCATTGACCAAGCGCCGACGGTTGACGCGCTGGACATAAACGTAGTGATTGTCTAAATGGCAACGTGGACAAAAGTTGATGGTGGGATTCATCCGGGGGACGGCATCTATGATGTTGCTGTCTTGGATGCGAACACCGTTATAGCGATCACTGGCGACAACAAAATTTTGCGCAGTGCCGACGGTGGCGACACGTTCGCTGAAGTCGTCGGTGCGCTGCCCGGCGCGGCGTTGTTTGATATCGCGGCCGGCAATGGCATTGCGGTTATTCACGGCAACAGCGGCGGCCTCGGCAAGCTCTTCTCTTCAATCGACGGCGGCTTGACGTGGAGCGATGTAACGCCGGGCGGCGCTACGATAGCCGGCAGTCCCATTGCATTCTTGCCCGGCGTTGGCGTCTTCATCATTTGCGATTCGGTCGCCACTAAAATTTGGTCATCATCGGACGGTGTCACGTGGGCCGGTCCCGCTGTGGCAGGATTGCCCGGCGTTTCGGTGGGTGCTTTCGTTCGCGGGTATTTCGCCGAAGGTGCCGGCGTCGCGGTGTTCTCGGGTGTCGCGCTCAATCCTAACATTTGGTTTGTGCAACTGAGTTCCCCGGACGGCGTCAACTGGACCACGCGCAACTCGTTGATGGTCACGTCGCTGACCGAGGCTACGGTAGCGTGGAACGGCGCGGCCTTCGATGCCGTGGGCTTGGTGGATGGCACGGACGGAACCAACTATACGAGCCCTGACGGTATCGTCTGGACGCTGCGCAACAGTGGAACCCCGCCGCCGCCCTATGCGGATGCGCAAGCAACGCTCGGTGCAGACTTCTACGCCAGCGATTACAGCTCAAACAACATTGGCAAGTCAGTAGACGGCGGCATCACGTGGACGCCCGACACGGTGCCCAATTGCACCTATGCTGATTTGTGCAGTGTGACAGGTGCGGTGCTGGCGTTCGCCGAAGCTATCGAAGCGAACGACGGCGCGATATGGACAACAGAGCTTGGCCCCTTCGTCACGGGCGGATTCATCAATCGGGTTGTAGACGCCTACGGGCTCACAATCGGCGTTGGCTTGGATGATGCAGGCGACGGCGGAATCTGGAAGCGCGATACAACTCCGGTGCAAGTTGAAGTGCCGCCCGTTGTTGGGCTGCCGCTCGCATCCGCCGAGTCTGATATTTTGGCCGCGTCTCTTGTGGTGGGTGCGGTCACGTCTGAAGCAAGCCTGACGGTTCCGTTAGGCGCGATCATTCGGCAATTCCCGCTCGGTGGCGCGCTTGTTGATGAAGGCACCCCCGTTGATCTTGTGAAGTCTTCCGGGTATATCGACGCGCCCGACGTTGAAGGCAAAACCGCGTCCGCCGCCAACGCCGAGATTTTGGCCGCCGGCCTGTCCGTGGGTGAGCCCGGCGTAGGTATCAGCGACACCGTGCCCTACGGTAGCGTGATATCTCAAGACCCGCCGCCGCACACCCACATGCTGCCGGGTCAAACAATCACCTACGTTATTTCGGTGCCGGATGGTGACTTCAACGTCCGGCAAACGGTCATCAGTCAGTATGCCAACAGCGCAACAATTTTGCGCTTGGTTGACAACATGGCGGAGTATCTGCGCGAAGGCGTGAACCTCGCTAAGTTCTATCAATTCGTGTGGAACGTTGACACAGCGGTAGGCTTCGGGCTCGATATATGGGGCCGCATCGTCGGTGTCTCGCGCTTGCTGCAAATCCCCGGAGCTGACCCCATCGTCGGCTTCGACAACGTGAGCTTTCCTAAAGACTGGTATCCGATGAGCGAGGGCCGATGGGCTCTTGAAAATGAGATAACCACCGCTTACGAGCTGCCGGACGATGCCTACCGCGTTTTGATTTTGACCAAGGCGCTTGCGAACATCGTCACTACGACAGCGCCCGCGCTCAACAAGCTTTTGAAAAATATGTTTCCGGGTCGCGGCCGCGCCTTCGTGCGCGATCTTGGGAACATGGCTATGCAGTTCGTCTTTAATTTCCAGCTCACCACCGTAGAATTCGCTATCCTCACGCAATCGGGGGTTTTGCCGCATCCGGCGGGCGTGTTCTATTCGGTAGTGGTGATCCCCGGCGGCCTCTTCGGATTCCAAGGGTACACCGGGGCTAGGCCGTTCAACTTCGGTGTATTCAATTCGAGGCCGCCATAATGCCAGCTCCGCAACCTGTTTTTGTTCCCAAGGCGTTTGCGCTCAACGCGGCCCCTGCGCGTCGCAACGTCATACCGGACACAACGGCCGATCCACAGCGCGCCTCATGGGACGTAGGCTATCCGCCGCAAACCATGACGCCCGTAGTTGCCGGCGGCAAGCCCATGCTTGGCCCGGATATGAACGGCGTTCTTTACATGCTGTCATCGCACACCGTCTACCAGCAAAGCGGGCAGCCGTACCGCTGGAATGCTGACGTGGTCGTTGCGATTGTCGGCTACGCGGCCGGCACGCTGCTAGGTTCAACCGATGGCAAAACGCTATGGATGAATCTTGTAGACGGGAACATCACGGACCCCGACAGCGTGGGCGCTGCAAATTGGGTTCCGCTTTACTCCTACGGGATCACTTCACTACCGCCAACAAACGGCGGCCTTGTGACTGCAACCAATGCGCAGGCTTCTAAGTCTGTCATCGTGATTACCGGCGTGTTGACTGCAAACCTTCAATTGGTTTTGCCCAATGTGCTGCGGCGGTGGCTCATCGTCAACAACACTTCGGGCGGCTTCACAACGACGGTGAAGACGGCAGCCGGCGGCGGCGTGCAGGTTCCGCAAGCGGGCTTCGCCGGTCCTACCGAGGTGTACGGGGACGGGGTCAACATCTACAACGTGGTGGCACCTATCACGTTGCCCACGGATGTTGCGCCTACTCCCAACACCATTGCGTTGCGCTCAAACGCTGGATATCTCTACGCTACCTATTTCAATCAAAATAGCGCGCTGGAAAATTTCAGCATCAGCGAAGTGTACGCGGGTGCCGGCGATGGATTTTTGCGTAAGATAAACCGCGCGAACTTTGCCGCCAACTTTTTGCTTTCGCAGTTCGCCGGCCAAGTGGTGAATGCGCAAGTGCCGGTGGGTGCGGTGGATCAATACCGTACTACGATTTTGAATGACTCTCTTTTGACCGGCAACGCGCGTGCGCCTACTCCGTTCTCAGGGGACAACTCAAACAAGATTGCCACCACGGCATTTGTGCAGGGCCAAAAGTCTTTGGCAGGCAACGGCTACGTTGTCTTCTCAAACGGGTTGATTTTGCAATGGGGCTACGTCACCAGCAACGTGACGGATCACTTGCCGGTGGTGTTCCCTATCGCTTTCCCCAACAACGCCTTTGCGGCTTTTTGCTGCACGAACCGCGCAAACTCGGGCGCATCGAGCGGCTACAACTTCGTCTTCAATCTGTCCACCAACGGCGCAACGTTCATCATGGACACCCGCGCGGGCGTGGCGGCTGGATTTGGCGGCTACTGGTTTGCTATCGGGAATTAAATTATGAGCGGCACAACTGCACCTCAATATCCAATCACCGAGCCCTTCGGCGCGCTCGCGGCCAGCCCGGCGGATATCACGCTACCTATCCCTGTGCCGTCGCAAATCGGCGTGCTCGTGGGCGCTGCGTCGTTTGAAGATGGGTTCCCACCGTCAACGCACACGGACCCGGAAGCCGGCGGTGTGCCGCCCTACGGGCAGGACATGAACGGCATCCTATATATGCTGTCTCAATACGCCGCGCTCGCGCAGGCGGGGCAAATTGTTCCCTTCAACACCGACACCGCAACCGCGCTTGCGGGCTACGCGGTGGGCGCGAAAGTCGCGAGTGTCGCCACGGCGGGCCGCGTGTGGACTAACTGGCTCGATGGCAACGTGAATGACCCGGATGTAGATGACACGGGTTGGCAAGCGGATGACCCGCTCTACGCGAGCGACGCGCCGGCCGCCGGCACATTCAACGATGTGGCGTTGCCGGGTGCAAGTGACTACGTGCTCGATGTAAACACGGCCGCCGGCAACGTGGTTTATACCGGCTTCGTCGCGCAGCGGCGCGGCCAAAAGCTGACGCTCGCCAACACCGGGGCCAACCTGTTGAGTATTCATGTGTTGGTAGGTTCGGCCGCAAATAATCAGGTGCGGGGCCTTGACTTAGATTTAGTTCAGGGTCAAACCGTGACGATTCAAAAAGTAGTTGATGGCGCTCTTAATAAGTGGGTGTTTGTATGATTAGTAAAAACAGACGTGCGTATGTTGCTTTAGGGGTTGTACTGGCGGCCGTTGCCTCGGTCGCACTGGCCGGCACCTTCAACTTGTTTTCCCCGGCAACCGGCGTGCTCAAGGGCAGCTCGTCAACCTATGTGACCACCGCCGCCGTGTCTTCGGACATTCGCGCGATGTGGACCGGCACTTGCAACGCCTCAAGCTTCCTACGGGGTGATGGAGCTTGCGCCACCCCCGGCGGCACGGTGTCGAGTGTGGGCCTGACGATGCCGTCGGGCTTCTCGGTGAGCGGTTCGCCGGTCACCAGCTCGGGCACGCTCGGGGTAACAACCTCGCTCAATGGCGTATTGCATGGCAATGGCTCCGGCTTCACTGCGGGCAACGTGTCGTTGACTTCGGAAGTGTCAAACACGCTGCCGGTGGCGAACGGCGGCACTAACCTGACCACCGCAACGGATGACGCCGCTATCGTGGGCAATGGCACCACGTGGGTTGCAACGGCCGTTCCCAACTGCGGCAGCTCAACGCAGGCGCTTGCCTACAGCACCAGCACCAACGCCTTTAGCTGTCAGACTATCAGCGCCGGCACGGGCACGGTGACGAGCATTGCCGCCGGCACCGGCTTGAGCGCGAGCCCCGGCAGTCCTATCACATCGAGCGGCACCCTGTCGGTTGACCAAGCCTTTACGCCCACGTGGACGGGGCTACACACGCACTCACCCACGGCGGCCGGCACTGCGCTGACGGTGAACAACACGAGCGCGGGAGCCAATACCACTTTGGCGGTGCGCTCTTCGTTCAGCTCCGCATCTACTACTCCGTTGCTGTCTTTGAAGTCTACGGCCTCAACTCCCTTTGCCACGTTCTCGATATCGGCAAACGGCACCATAGGAACGGATGATTTTGCGCTGTTCCAAAATGGAACCAACACGGATGCGACGGTGCTTAATCGCAGCTCTACCGGCGCGCTGTTCCTCGGTGCCGGCGGTTCAAATCGCATTGAGATTTTCTCTACCGGCGGCGTTACAGTGGGCTCGCCAACCGGCGGCGATCCGGGGGCCGGCAAAATCAATGCGCAAGATGTGCAGGTGAACGGGGCTTCGGTTATCACCCCAACATCCGGCACCTATACTGCCACTCTTTCGACGGGATGCACTACGACACCTACGGCTACGGTGAAGTGGGCCAAGACGGGGAATATCGTTGTTCTCAATTTCGGGAACTTTGGAACCTGCACAAGCAATACTACGATTATGTCTCTTGATGCGAGCGTGCCGGCGGCCGAGCGCCCGGCAACGAACCAATGCGCGAATGTCATTTCAGTTGAAGACAATACAGTCATCAACCACGCCACGGCGCGCATTCAAACAAGCGGGGTTGTTGATTTTGGTCTCGATGGTGCAAGCGGTGGCTCGTGCAGCGGCGCGGGTTGGACGGCTTCAGGCACGAAAAGCTTAGGTTCGGGCTTCTCGCTTGTGTATCAAACAGCAAACTAATGGAGCGTAGCCGTTATGTTTTTATTCGATCTTTTTCGCTTACTACGCCCGCCGCATCCGCTGGACAACAACGGTGCGAAAGATGGCGACCCGGTGTATAGAGCCCAACTTTACGAGGTTCGCGTGCGTGACTGGCATTGGAGAATCAATAATATGGTTCTACTTCTGACGATGTTTATAGGTATGCTCATTTGGGCGTTGAGCCCTAGCGGCCTTCCCATGCTCGGCTCGATTGCGTGGGCAAACACGGTTGACCAAAAAATACAGGCAGCGGTGAGCCCCATTCAATCGAAGGTGGATAAGATCGCGCAACAGACGGACCAAATTAAAGCCCAACAGGATGCGGCCGAGCTGTCCAACCTTCGGCAAAAACTCTTTGAGACTCGCGTAGCGCAGTGCAAGGCGCGAGCGCAGGGCAAAGACCGAGGCAGCAACAACCCATATACGGACAGGATGCAAGAGCTTCAAAATTTGCACTACAACCTAACGCACTCCTACTACCAAGTGCCGGCTTGCGAGGATTTGTAAGTGCATCTTGTCTTGACACGCGACACGTACACCAAACATGAAACGTTGGGTGTGCTTGAGATTGCCGGGCAGCGTTTCCAGACTATCGAACCGCCGTGGGTGCCCGGCAATGATCCGGGCGAAGACGGCGGCGAGCCCGGCAAGTCTTGCGTGCGCGAAGGCATCTATGCGTTGGTGCCGCACGATACGGCCAAACATCCGCGCACCTTCGCGCTCGTCAACGTAGAGCTTGACGTGGTCCACAACCCCACGCCGGGCAAGCGCAGTGATGTTTTGATTCACTCGGCCAATTGGGCGCGCGAGCTTGAGGGCTGTATCGCGCCGGGGCAAGACCGCGAGCGAGACGGCGAAGTATGGATGGTCACGCACTCTAAGGCTTCGCTGCGTACAATCCTGTCTCTCATGCCGTGGGAAGCCGGGCACACAATAGAAATTCGTAAATCAACTGTCGGGGAGCAAATCGCATGAGCGCATTTTCAGATAAAGCAAAGGCTGTTATAGCGGCTATCGCTCCCGAGTTGGGGGTAGCGTTGGGCGGTCCCTTTGGCGGCATGGCGGGCGCTGCAATTGCAAAAGCGTTGGGCACCAAGAGTGCCGACGATGCCGCCACAGAAACGGCGATAGTCTCCGGTGATCCTGAGTTGCTGTTGAAAGTCAAACAAGCCAACAACGACTTTCTATTGCAAATGGAACAGCTTGGTATCAAAAAAGAACAACTCTATTTTGATGACCGCGCGAACGCGCGAGCCCGAGAGGTAGCGGTACGTGATCGCACGCCCGCGCATCTTGCTTGGGTCATCATCGGCGGCTTTTTGGTTATCTCAATGGCGCAGCTTGTTGGAATGATGGGATGGGCTGAAGATGTGGCAAAAATCCCCGCGCAAGGTTGGCTACTCATCGGCAACATATCGGGCTATCTCGCGAACGAAGCCAAGCAGGCGGCCGCTTACTACTTCGGCAGTACGCAGGGCTCGAAAGACAAAGACGAGACGATATCGACTATCGCCAAGGCTGCTTGACATAAAACAGCCGGTCATGCCCCGTTGTCATAATACGGCGGGTCATGACCATTTGGATTATGGCACGTTTTATGCTGCGCTCCCGCTCAAAGGCGGTGAACTATGGCCCTCGAAAAATTGCTGTTGATACTGGCGCTCGTCTGCTTTCTCATCGAGGGATTGCGCGCCACGCTGCGCACGCCGTCGGCTCCGCCGCCCAACCCACCGCCCCTGCGTCTGTACGTGGGTTGGGGCTGGATCGGCCTAGCCTTTGTCACGCTGTCTTGGTTGGTGGGTCCGGGGCGGCACATTCTACAATAGCCTACGCGGCTAAATCGAACAGCTCTTGCACTACGGGGCCGCGTTCGATGATATCGAGGTGTCGCGCGTTCACGGTCCAAAACCCGTTGCCGGTGTCAATCAGCGCGAAATCTTCCCGAGTCTTCCAAGTGCCGTAGCGGCTCACATGGGTAACGCGCTCTTCCACGCGCAACACCCGACCTTCGATCCCGCGCGGCACTTTGCGGCCGCGAGCCACGCGCACGCGGTCGCCTTTGAACACGTCCCCGCGCTCGAACGCCATAGCCAACAGTTTGAAGGCTACCGCGCGCTCGTGGCGCTCTTCGTAGCGCTTTACCGCAGCCTGCACGCCGGCATGCGTGGCATTCAACAGCCGGCGCACGGTGTCATGATGCAGCGGCGCGGACGGGTAGGCGGTAGCCGCATACTGGAAGTGATCGGGCTTTTCTTCGTCGGGGTTCCACACGGTGAGCCAAAAGTAGGAATCATCCCGCAAATTCTGTTCACGCTCGGCGAGCACAAAACCTTCGTACTGTTGTTCAATGGACATGCGCGTTACTCCGTTGCAGTGTGGGCGTAGCCTATCACTGACGGGTCCGTCAGTCTAGTGATGCACGTCTCAATCTTCCCACTTACCATAACGGTCTTCTTCCCACGCATCGGGCACCTTGACCGGCCACGGCTCCCCGTCATCGCACACGGCCCAATGAGGCAACGGGCGAACAAGGCTCATGTAGTGCGCCACGCTGCCGTAGTTGTTAGGTACTTCGGTGACGTTCTCATCGTGCGTGTGCATCACTACCGGGTAGCCGTATGACTCAAGCCGCATGATGGTGTCGGCCTGAATCTCGCGGCACATATGGCTTATGGTGTTTTGAGTTTGCACACCGCCGTAGAGCTTCATGCGGAGCCAACCTATCGGCCCCTTTTGTTGGTTGGAGTTCCAACCTTCGTAGCTCATTTCATATTCCCACGGGCTCGCGTAGTCGCGCATTGAGCGTTGCAACCGTGGCGCGTGGTAGCGGATATATCCGCCCGAGGGCGGCCGGCAGTAAAGCGTATCCTCGTGCATTTGATAGGCTACGCCGCGATAGCCAAAGCAATTGCCCGGTTCGAGAATGGCCGCGATGGCTGCGCCCTCAAGCCCGTAGAGTAGCTGTTGCTCGTCTTCCTTAAACTTGTTGATAGTCTGACCGCCCCAATAATTTACAACGTTGGGGATGGCTGCGCGAGTTTTCAAAATCAGCGACTTGATGAAATTGTCATCACCGTACTCTTCGGCTCCAAAACGTTTCCACCCGTGAATCCATGCGCCGAAGTCAGCGGACAAGACCGCGAGCTTTCCTAGCTGTCTGTCCGGGTGGTGCTTTTTCTCTCGGTCCCTGTAATCCAAATAAAATTGCAGCGGCTTGCCCGTGAGCATGGACGCCATAGCTTCGTAGATTTTGCCGTGCGTGCGAAAAACGTTGATGCGCCAGTCTTCGCCGGCCATGCAGGAAGTTGCAACCGCTTGGATGGCGGTAAAGTCGGCCGATATCAAACGGTGCCCCGGCCGCGCAACAATCATGGATCGCAAACAACTTGCGATCACTTCCAAGGCGTCATGCTCGGGGAATTCATATTCCACCAGCTCTAAGCACCGCGTGCGGATGATGGCAAGCGCGCGCTGCACTTGCTCAGGTTTTGAGAAGATACCCTTGTACAAGTTGGCGGGCTGCACGCCCTGACCATTCCAAAGGCCCGTGTGCGCGCCATAGTAGACGTATTGGTCATAGAGCCGGCCGGCGGCCGTCGATTGCACGCGCAGCGCATAGTATTTTTTGACACTGCCGAATGCGAGAAGCTGACGGATGCGCAGCACGCGCAGCACGCCGGCCGGGTAGTCTGTTCGCTTGAGCCCTTCGGTGATGCTGTCTTCATCGAGCGTGTAGAGGTGGACGCCCTGCCCACGCATCCATTCGAGCATGCGCGCAACTTCGGTGGACTCTGACACCGCGCCGTTTGTTATCTGCCGAAGCTCGCCGTTGTATTTGG